GGTCTAACAAGCACAATGATTACGAGGTTTGGGAAAAAATACTAGGTGGAAAAATGGAAGTGATTGAAAATACTGCAATTAATGAAAATTATCAAGCTCGGAGTTCCGCGTCGGGTGTGTTTATGCCGGCAGATGTGCTCAATGCTTTCGATGCTGATTTTTTGGTTGAAACAATTTGCCGTTACTGGATTCTGAAAAGACTGCACCCAGGCCATCCGATTTGCCCCGGGTGCGGTTCCGGGATCCCGGATGGTTTATTGCGAAGTTTTTGGGATTACAAGCGGATAAAGTGTGACCGATGTGGGAAATACTTTACGGCGCTGACTGGAACGTTCCTTTCTGGCTGCCATTTTGATTTTCGGGAAATTGTGCTTCTGGCTTTGCTGCTGGCCCTGGGAATTAAAGATAAACAGATTGCATCGATATTAAAAATAAGCGCTGAAAACGTCCGTCTTTGGAAATTAAAATTTAATGACCAAAAATAACAAACAGGAAAATAAAAAAGACATCACCTTCGCCAATATTCTGACCGTTGTGGACCATCTTAAAAAACACGACTGGAAGGTCGGGAAGTCTCTGGCCTATTTGCATAAAAAAGAAGGAAAGCTCCGGCCGCAGAAGGATGGTTTGTTTCACCTGAAGGACGTCGAAAAATATGCGGTTACCTTCCTGCATCGCACTGATGGATCCAGCGGATCGGAAGTTGATCAATACCAGGTTGAGAAGGCCCGGGCGGCGCTCGATATAAGCAAAGAGCAATTGGAAAACCTGCGGCTGAAGAATAAAGTTGCCCAGGGGCTGTATGTCCCGAAGGATGCTTTTGAGAGGGAACTGGCCCAGCGGGCCATAATCTTCAAGGCGGATCTGGAAACATTTTGCCGGGCGAAAGCGCCGGATGTTGTCGCTGTTGTCGGCGGCGATAAGGACAGGATTCCGGATCTGATTGAATACCTGCTGAGTGAGTCGGCCGGCTGGATAAATCGTTATGCAGCGGACCGGGAATTCATCGTGCCGGCGCCGTCAGTGGAAAGCGTGTTTGAAAATCAAGATGAGGAAGAGGAAGAGAAAGATGCGTGAAGCGCACCCCGTGAAGCGTGAAGCGTTTTTTACGAGATACGCTTCACGAGATACGAACGACGCTTTTGGCTCCCTTGCTTTTTGGATAGCTTATTTAACAGAGACAGAGTCGAACGCGGCGCGAAGGGGGGCGCGGGTGGCAGCCGCCCCAGGGATTATTAAAATAATTAAGGAGAGTTAATATGTTGGGATACAATAGAGGAGTGACCGCAATTTTATCGGGTAAAAGTAATGGGCGTAGTGTTTACGACTATCTACTCAACGGGAAGATCACCCTTTCCGGATCGGATGAGAACGGCCGTCAGTTTAAGCGTGTCGCAGTGATAAAAAACGGCGAAGTCTGGGATAATAAATTAATCGAAGCCGGCAAAACAGTCCACCATATCGTTTATGGCCAGTACGAAAAACGCGGCAATGATATTATTCACTTCCGGAAGGGCACGGGCACCGGGAAGCACGGCAAAGCCCGACATGCCGAAAAACTATTCGGCTATGAGGGTATTTGCCATAGCTGGTATAACCGCGGCCGGCTGATTCGCCAAAAGTTTATTTATGACAACGCTATCACTGCTTATAATTATAACGCCTGTGCTGATCAATGCACTATCGTCAGGGATTATTATGGAAATATTCTTTATGAAGTCACCGGCCGCCTCAATGGCAGAATAGAAAACGCCATGCGTGGAGGCCATTTTGTATTAGCCGGCAAGATGGAATATTGGTTTTCCGATGATAAACCGCTTGAAGTTAGAAAGAACGGGAAAGTATTTTACAAAGGTGAAACTAAAGACAGGCAACGCATCGGCGAATGGGTAATATCCGGAAAGAAATATTGTTATGTCCGCGGAGCCAGAAAACGGCAGAACGAATTTAACAGCCGGAGAGCATAACCGATGAAACCATGTGAAAACTGCGGAAAGTGTTGCTGTGGGTCGCCATGCGGAATGGCGGAAAAACACGGCATGACAAGCACTTATGGTGGTCGGTGCCCGGCACTCGTGAGGTCCTCCGGTAAGTATTGGTGCGGTCTTGTGATCAACGCAGAAGGACCAGAGAAAGCCGATTTGGTCCACGAGCTCAAGATTGGCGCGGGTTGTCACCTATGGGCATGAAGTTTTTAACAGGGGGAGAATCTTCTCCAAACGGCGTCATCGGACTTGCTTTCGTTCTTGGAAGAAGCCTGAATGATAATGCGACAGCAGGTGTCGCGCCCGCGACAAAAGGCGTCGCGGAGAAAGGAGGTTTCCATGTTTGAGGTGATCCACGGGGGGAATCCTATCCCACCAAAAGTATGGTTAAGGGCAACTGACGTGGCCGCTGAGTATGCCCGATGCGGAGAAGCTTTCGTAGCGGCAGGAAGGCCATCAACCGGACCTGTCAGTGACAGTTTTGCAAAAGCAGAAGCTGAGTATAGCCAAATGGCAGATGCTATTTGGTGGGCGAAGTGGGAAAAATGGCAACGCGAAGAGTGGGAGAGGATTTTTCGATGATCCAATACCGCCAACTATCCCTTTTTGATGTCATGCCCGACGCCGAGGTTGACTCGCTTATCGAGCAGCTTCCTTGCCGGGTCGCAAAAAGCCGGATTCGTTCAGCAAAGCCAAAGCTCCCGTATTTCCATTGGCGGATAACGAACATCTACGACTATGCCGACCACCCGATTGACTGTCTCAAAGGGCCATATGAAAAGACTGGTTTTGCGCTTCGTCTTTACCCGAAAGGATGGGGTGTTTACACCGGGGCAATACAGCATGTAAGCAAGCGAAATGTCTTTGCAATGCTTGACTGGCTACATGAACAGCAGGCGAAACCACTCAAACAACTTTTCAAAAAACAGGAGGTGTTACATGATCCGAACCGATCCTACAATGTTGGTTTGTGAGTTTACCGATGATTTCACTAAAGGGCCATGGTCTGCCGGGCAAGGCTTTGTTACCGCAGGACATAAAGCGATATGTAAGATGTCGCACGACTCAGCTATCAATTACGCTGCATCTCCCGGAAGCGTTGAAGATGCAGCCAACGCCCGATTGATCGCTGCCGCTCCCGACCTACTTAACGCGGTAAGAGACGCTGCGGACTATTTCCATGATTTTATTGAATCCGACCAACAGGAGACGGAGCTTGCGGCTGCGTTGCGAGCTGTCATCAAAAAAGCGGTTGGAGGTGCAGCTTGAGCAAAAACACCGAAGGCAAACCGATAGCCACGTTAACCGTTAGGGGCGCGTGCGATCTTAACCCGAAAACCAGAAAAGCACTCGTAAGCTGGGTGCGCGAACAAGCGCAGACAATAGAGCTTCAAAATCACGAACTGGCAAAAACGTATTCAGCGCGCTTTTGGAGGTGCAAATGAGCGATTACGGTTGGGTAAAAAAACATGACGAATTATTATTGGCGGTTGGGCTGATACATGAAGCATTACAGTTGCTTGGAGATTCAGACGACCGTGAGGCAAAAAAAGAAGCGCGGAGATTGTTGCTTCAGGCGCTGAACACAAGCGTTATAAATGCGGCCGCTCTTGAGTGGCAGCCTATGAAGACAGCTCCCAAGGATGGAGAGGCTATTATTCTTCTAACGGCAGAACGGCTTCCGGTCATAGCGTTTTGGGCAGAGTGGGAAACGGGTGGAGATGCTGAAAATGGAGATGAGCCTGAATGGGATTCCGGATGGTGTCTCAACGGCTGTCAAACAGCGGTTATGATGGGGAAGATGGTTGCTTGGGCGCGCCTATCCCTCCCTGAGAAATTTAACAGCCCCAAAGCGGAAGGTGATGTCAATTCCACTACCGGTGAATAGTTATGATAAGGGTTGCACAAGGGGAGTCGAAATACCAAAAAAACTTTATGACACCCCGGCTGATCAACTTGATCCGTTAACAATAGACCCCATATCGGCACATGGTAATAGATTTGAAAGTTTTGAAAGAGCACAATTGATAGCCAGGTTTTGGATTACAGATATTCATGATTTGATTAAAAGAGATGATTAAATGTTAATAATTGCACAAAAAACCGGCCATCACCCGGCCTGCGTGGAAATAAAAAAACAAAAGGAGCTAAACATGGATGAATCAATAATAAATCAAGAAGTCGGTAAATTACTCAAACACCTCAAAGAACAAAATATAAAGCCGGAAGAAAAACTTGCAGCGCTGCACTCTACAATAGCGGTAATCGAGCAAGTAAGGATTCAGCAAGCCGTTTTAGAACAATTGACGCGGAAGTTTATGCCGATTGATAGAAAAACCATTAATTAAGAACAGCCGTTTTGAGGTGAAAAGATGCCGCAATTTAATTTTAAAAAACATTTTGCCGTTGATGTTGAAAGTGGAAAGAAAAGGCAGACCATTCGGGCCAAGCGCAAAGATGGCCGCAATCCGCGCGTTGGGGACGTATTACATCTATTCACAGGGCAGCGCACAAAATCATGCCGGAAACTAGGCGAAGTTAAATGCAAATCAGTTAAGCAAATTACTATTGATGAATACGGCATTAATATTAACGGTCACTGGCTAGGCGTATTTGAAAGACAGGAAATGGCTGTAGCTGATGGATTTAGAGCTTTTTATGAAATGAAAGAATTTTTTGATAAAGAGCACGGCCTGCCGTTCGAAGGCCTGCTTTATAAATGGTGAACGCTTCACGCTTCACAAACAATGAGAGACGAGTGACAAATTAATGCAACAACAACTTAACAAAATCACCTTCACCGAAGGTGAGCGCCGCGTGTTCCGGATCCCGGAGCGGATATCCACGGCCGAATGGGCGGAGCGTCACCGTATGGTAGTTGATGGCGGAAGAAAATCTCCCTGGCGCAATGATTTGTCGCCGTGCGCTGTCGGCATTATGGATGCGCTTGATGAGCCGTTTATCCGCGAGGTATACGTCCAGGCGGCGCCCCAGACCGTTAAAACGCAGGCAATTTTCAACTACTTGATGCGCCGGATCGACCAGTCGCCCACGTCCGCCATGGTCGTCATGCCCGACGAACACCTGCAGCGCCGGTTTTTCAAGCGGCGGCTGATACCGTCCATCCAGGCCACGCCGCGCACCGCGGAGCTGTTGAGCCCTACCCTGGGCGATATTACCCGCCGGTCTGTTGCATTCATTAACGGCATGGACATTATCGGCGCCTGGGCCGGTTCCGCAGCTGTTCTGGCCAGTGATGCCATGGAGTTGGTCATTCTCGACGAAATGAACAAATATCCCGAACCGGTGGGCGATGAGCCCAACGCTTTCGACATGGCCAAGCAACGCACGAACTCATTCCCGTTTACTTACAAGATTTATGGCGGATCCACGCCCACTGGAGAGCGAGGCCTGATCAGCGACATCATTAAAAAGCGCGCCGACGAGATACGCCATTATTATGTCCGCTGCCCGATCTGCGGTGAAGAACAGCCGATGATCTGGGCCAACATATCATGGGGCGATACCCGGGATCCGCGCAAAGTCATGCGCGAAAAACTTGCCCGCTACAACTGCCGGGCCTGCGGGATGCAGTGGGATGACGACCTCCGCAACCGCGCCGTCCTGGCCACCATGAACAACGGCTGGCGCGCCGACGAACCGATCGAGCGCCCCCGCGTCGTCGCATTCCGGCTGCCGTCCTGGTACGTGCTGTCCATGTCCGAATCCGTGGCCGCTTTCCTCGAAGGACAGGACGATCCCGAAAAGCTCAAGACCTGGGTAACTCAGCACTGCGCCGAAGAGTGGAAGGAAAACGCCATAAAAAAGACGGAAAACGCCGTCCTGCAGCGTCAATCCATATACCCGGCACTGATAGTGCCCCCGGACGTCGTCGCCTTAACGGCGGGCATCGATGTGCAAAAGCGGGGCTTCTGGTTCGTTGTCCGCGGCTGGGCGGAGGATCTGACCAGCTGGCTCATCCAATACGGATACCTTATGAGCTGGTCGGATGTGGAAACGCTTATATACAAAACAGAATACCAGATACACAACTCGCAGCATACCATGAGAATCTGGCGCGCCGGCATCGATACCGGCGGCGGTGAAACTGATGATTCCGACTGGTCCCGTACCGAAGAGATTTATCAGTGGCTCCGCAAGCAGCCGGCCGGATCCGCGCAGCGGGTATTCGGCACCAAGGGCGCGACCCATATCCGTTCGCTGGCCGCCAAGCGTATTAAATTGAGCCGGATTGATACCCTGCCCGGCTCGCAGAAACCGATTCCCGGCGGCCTCGAACTGCGCCTACTCGATACCTCACAATACAAAGGATTGATCCATTTTCGCCTAGGCCGCAAAGAACAGGGCGACGACGGCAAGCCGGAAACGCAGCGCTATTACGTGCACCGGGATATCGGCATCGATTACGTCCGGCAACTGCTGGCCGAGGAATATCGCATGGTCAAGGGCAAAAAATACGAGTGGAAACAAACCTATTATCAGAACCATCTGCTCGACTGCGAAGTAATCGCCGCCGCCTGCGCCGATTCCGAATGGCTGCCCTCAATACAGATGCTTGCGGCATATTTTAGAAATCAGCAAAATCCGACCGCAACGGCAGGCAAAACAGGCCGGCGGATATTAAATCCCGGAGTGAATATCTATGGCTGACAAAGCCGAAACGAAGAAGATTCTGACCAGTAAAGAAGAAATCATGGACTATGCCGGACTGTCGAAATACACCTACGCAAAGTTTCTCAAGCGTGGCATGCCGGTGCTCTATTTCGACGGCCGCTGCTACGCGCACAAAGACAACATCGACGATTTTTTTAAAGCGATTACCAGGGTAAATTCCAGCAATTCTCCCGATGCGAAAATAGAAGGAGACATTGAAACAAATAGTTGACAAAAATGTATGACTTTTATAGCATTATTCAACCCGTTGCATGATTATTCAAAGTGCGGGGATAAAGGCAAGTGATCACCGGTCCAGGTTAACCCGCTTGCCTTTATTTTTTTATTTATATTATCACGCCGCCCGCCAACCGCTTCCCGCTGCGGCGCTGGATCATATGTGGTTTCATATTTTTTCCCTCCCTATTTTTCTGAATATCACGAAATAGCCCGTTTTAGAAACAATAATGAATGTTTTTCTGTAATTTTTTATGTCTTTTTTTTAACAGAAAAAACCCTGTCAAGAAAAATAAGGGTCTAAATTGGTATAAAAGAGGTACCAAATAGATACCAAATTGGTCTAATCCGCATTTTCCCCGCAAAACCGGTGTTATGATTTCCCCACGCGACAGGGGGAATTATGGCCGGAATAACATTAACGCAAGCTGAAGAACAATTGGCTGCATGGCTGGCGGCCGATACCGCCGTTGCCGGCGGCCAATCCTACACCATCGGCTCACGCAGTTTGACGCGCGCAAACGCCCGCGAAATCCGCGAAAATATAGAATACTGGGATCAAAAGGCAAAATCTCTGGGCAGCACCGGCATCAAGATTTATGGAGGCACGCCTACATGAACGGCGTAGAGATCCACAAAAATATAATTGACCGTGCCATAGAATATATTGCGCCGCTCCATGCGGCCAGACGGATGCGCGCCCGCGCCATGATGGCCGTTACCGGTGCCTACATCGGCGCCTCCAAAACGCGCCGTTCCACTAAAGAATGGAAAACAAGCACCGGCGATGCGGATGCAGACATTATCAACGACCTGGCCACACTGCGCGAACGCAGCCGCGATCTGGCGCGCAATGCGCCCATCGCAGCAGGCGCCATATCAACCTGCCTGACCAACGTCGTCGGCAGCGGGCTGAAACTGCAATCCCGGATCGACCGCAGCATCCTCCGGCTATCGGATGATAAAGCGGATGCCTGGGAAGCGCAGGCTGAACGTGAATTCCGTCTCTGGGCTGAATCGCGCGAATGCGACCGCTCCCGGCAGATGAATTTCAACGCCATCCAGGAGGTTGTTTTCCGGCAGGTGCTTGAAAACGGCGAAATATTCGTGCTGTTTCCCCGGATCGAGAGAGAAGGATCGCCGCACACACTCAAAATACAGCTGATTGAAGCAGACCGTGTCTGCAATGAAAGCAACGCCCAGAACACCGAAACCCTCGTGGAGGGTATCGAAAAGGACGAAAACGGCGCACCCAGGCAATATCACATCCTGAATCAGCATCCCGGCTCACTCGTCATCGGCAAAGGGAAATACACCTGGACAAAAGTTCCCGCATTCGGCGCAAAAACAGCGCTGCCGAATGTCATCCATCTCTACCGCATGCTGCGGCCCGGACAATCCCGTGGCGTGCCCTACCTCGCTCCGGTCATCGAAACACTGAAACAGCTGGACCGTTATACCGAAGCTGAGATCATGGCCGCGGTAATTTCCGGAATGTTTACCGTGTTTATCAAAACGGAAAAAGGCGAATTTCCTGGCATGGAAATAGCCGGACTCGGTCAGGAGACCGGCGCCAAAACCAGCGATACCGATTTAAAACTGGCCGCCGGCGCGATTGTCGCCCTGAACAAAGGGGAAGACATAACGTCCGCCAACCCGACCAGACCTAATTCTGCATTCGAGCCGTTTGTTTCCGCAATCCTCGAACAGATCGGCGCCGCGCTCGAAATACCCTACGAAATAATAATCCGCCATTTTTCGTCGTCATATAGCGCATCGCGCGCGGCCCTGCTCGAAGGCTGGCGATTTTTCCGCGGCCGCCGTTTCTGGCTTGATGCCAACTTCTGTCAGCCCGTTTATGAAGTGTTTTTATGGGATGCTATTGCCGCCGGCCGCCTCTCCGCGCCGGGATATTTCAACGATTATGTGATCCGCAAGGCCTATAGCGGAGCGCTCTGGCAGGGAGACGCCCCCGGATATATCGATCCGGCCAAAGATATCGATGCCGCCGAAAAGCGGATGACGCTGGGAATCAGCACGCTTGACGCCGAAACGACACTGATCACCGGCGGCGACATGGAGAAGAACGTGCCGCGGATCAAGCAGGAAATAAAAATCCTCAATGATGCCGGCATGCGTCACCCGGCGCAGGGGAAAACCGAACCGCCGGCGCTTCCGACCGGGAAGGAAAAGCAAAACAACAACGATAATGAAGAGGTGCAGCAATGAGGATACTCGATATATTGAACGCGCCCTGGGCCATATCGACACGCCGCCTGATGGACATTCAGTCCGTGTACCGTACTCATTTTCACGGCGAAAAAATCGACTGGAAAGCGCTCGAGGCTAAAGCCGGCATTCTGAAGCCGGCAAAGGGAAGCGAGGAAAAGCCGTATGAAATAATCAACGGCGTCGCCGTGATCAACATAAGCGGCGTCCTGACTAAAACATTTTCCTTTTTTTCCTGGCTGTTCGGCGGGTCCTCCATGCAGCAGATCGGCGATATATTCCGGGCAGCAATCAGCGATTCGCAGGTGCAATCGGTATTGCTGGCGATTGACAGTCCCGGCGGCACCGTGGACGGCACCCAGGAACTGGCTGATTTGATATATTCCGGCAAGGCCAAAAAACAGGTTGTTGCCTATTCCGACGGCATGATCGCCAGCGCCGCTTACTGGATCGGTTCTGCCGCGGATGCCATTTACATATCCGGCAATACCGTTGAGGCCGGCAGCATCGGCGTTGTTGCCACGCACATCGACAGTTCCAAATTCGACGAAATGGTTGGTGACAAATACACCGAAATTACCGCCGGAAAGTATAAACGCATCGCCTCTGCCCACAGCCCGTTGACTGACGAGGGGCGGCGATACATTCAGGATCAGGTAGATCACATCTATACGGCATTTGTCGGCGATGTTGCGAGGAATCGCAATATCAGCATCGAGCAGACGCTTTCGATGGCCGACGGTAAAATATTTATCGGTAAGCAGGCAGTGGAAGTTGGTCTGGTGGACGGTGTTTCCACCTTCGACCAGTTGATCAATATGATGGCGGCCGGTGCGCCGGACATCGTGCGGACAAAAATAACAAAAAAAGAGGAGGAAACAGTAGTCATGGATATAAACGAACTCAAAGATAAGCATGCGGACGTATATCAGGCCGCGGTAACCATCGGGAAAAAGGACGCCGAAACAGCGATGCAGACGAAGATTGACACGGCCCGTTCCGAGGGAGTTGCCGCCGGCGCCGAAGCTGAGCGGAAACGGATCATTGAGATCCAGGCCCAGGCCGTGCCCGGCCACGAGCAGATAATCACCGATGCCATTGCCGACGGGAAATCCACAGCCGGCGAAGTGGCGGTAAAGATTCTGGCCGCCGAAAAAAACCTGCGCACCCAGAAAGGCAAGGATGCGCAAAGTGATGCCGCCGCGCTGAAAGAAGTAAAACAGACAACGGTGAGTGGTACGGAAAACAACGGTGTTGATCCGAACCTGCCGCTCGAGCAGCGGGCGCAGGCCGAGTGGGATAAGGATCCCCAACTGCGCGAAGAATTCAAGCTGGGCGGATTTGCCGCATACCTGGCTTACAAAAAGAACGAGAAAAATATCCGCATTAAAAAATAATTGCGTAGCACTGGCTACATTGCGTGCGGAGAAAATTTTAACCGTAAACAGAAAAACAGGAGGAACGAAAAATGGCATTATCAGCAGATACCCCCCGGACATACGAACTGGGCGAAATTAACGAGCTGCCCGTTGCGGCCAGCACCATAATATACGAGGGCGCCGCAGTCGGCCTGACTTCCGGTTATGCGCGCGGCCTGGTTGCCGGCGACGAATTCCAGGGCTTTGCCACCGAGCAGGCGGATAATTCCGCCGTAGCGACGAACGGTGCGATCAACGTCAAAGTGCGTGAAAGCGGCAAAATCGTGGCCACCATCACCAGCATTGCCGTAACCAATATCGGCGACAACGTCTATATGAGCGATGACGGCACATATACGCTGGAGTCGTCCGGTAACAGCCTCATCGGCAAAGTGCACCGGTATGTGGCGGCTAACACCTGCGTCGTCCAATTTAAGTCATACAACGCCTGATTCGATGTAGTGGGTAAAGCGGTAAATAATTAATAACTAAATAAAACGTATCGTAAGGAGGAAAATACAATGGGTGCTCAGGGATTAGGATCACGAGCAATTATCGGCAGCTTTTATGCTGCCCTGGAGGCAATCACAGGGGTCAGCTGGATCGGCCCGGTTTCGATGCTGTTCACAAGCGATCAGGCAAGCGAAGATTACAAATGGCTGGGCATGTCTCCGGCCATGCGCGAATGGATCGGCGGCCGCAATGCCAAAGGCCTGCGTGAAAACGGACTGACTATCAAAAACAAAACATGGGAAGGTACGCTGGTCATTCCCGTGGACTGGATCCGCCGGGACAAGACCGGCCAGATACAGGTGCGCATCAACGAACTGGCGTCGCGCGCGTCCGAACTGGATTCCAAGCTGTTATCCAATTTGATTAACAGCGGCAACGGCAATACCTATGGCAACTGCTATGACGGTCAGTATTTCTTTGATACCGATCATTCCGAGGGCGATTCCGGCACGCAGACCAACGCCCTTGTAGCGTCGGATTATTCCGAGCTTAATGTCACCACCGCCGACAATCCGACCGTTGCGGAAATGAATGCGGCAATCCTGAAGGTCATTCAGCATTTATTCACCTTCAAGGACGATCAGGGCGAACCGCTCAACGGCGCCGCCAAGAATTTCCTGGTCATGACGCCCGTTAACCTGATGGGCGCGGCCATGGGCGCCGTATATGCCAAGATCATCAACGCATCCGGCGGGGCCTACGACAACACGATGGCCAACGCTGCCGCCGCGCAGGGCTTCAATGTTAACTGCGCTGTCAATCCGCGTCTGACCTCTGGCGCCGACTTCTACGTATTCCGCACCGACGCGCCGGCCAAACCATTTATTCGTCAGGAAGAAGAGCCGCTGCAGGTCGATGCCATTGCCGAAGGCTCAGAGCATGAGTTCAAAAATAACGAACATCTATACGGCACGAAGCGCATTTGCAATGTCGGCTACGGCTACTGGCAGTATGCCTGCAAGGCAACGCTGAGCTAGGAGTAAAAATGCCCAGAGTAACGGTCAAATTCGGCCAGTCATGGCCATTGATGGGAAAAGTCCGGGGAAAGGGCGAGATCCTGCTGGACGGGGTCTCCCCTATCCCGGGAGTTACGCCAGATAAAATTGTTAACGCAATTAAAAACAATGCGGTGATTTTTGAAATATCGCCGGATACTGAGAGAAAAACGTACAATGAAGCAGCGAATGATAGTGCTGGGATCGGCTCCCTGCTGGCAAGACGATCTCGCAGAAATAAAAAATCATGAGCTTTACGACTTTGTGGCGGTAGGGCTGGACTGCGCCGATAAATACGTCGGCCGCATCGAGCATGCCGTGTCCTATCATCCGAAGGAATTTCCCGCATTCCGGCAGCGCCGGGCAGCCGCCGGCGGCAACGTAGATTACATCACCCATACGCACTGCATGGCTGAACTGGGGCATCGTGTCTGGCCGTATTTCTCGCCGTCGGGATCGTCGGCCATGCTGGGCGTTGAGGTCGGTATTGGATTGGGCTATCAAAAAATAATCGTTGCCGGCGTGCTTTTGACCGATGGCGACTATAAGCGTTTCCAGGACGGCTGGCGCGTACGTTATGACAAAATCAAAGACAAAGTGCGGGCGGTGAACGGTTATCCGCGAGAGCTGCTGGGCGCGCCGACGGAGGAATGGTTAAATGGAACAATCTGATCCGGCATTTATTGAAAATAATATCTGCTCAATACACGACGGAATAATCCGGGAGCTAATCCGGATCCGCGAAGAGCTGCTGGCCAGCGATCAGGCTAAACATGTCCTGGCGCTCGAAGCGTTGATCGACAAAACGCGGCAGGCCAAGGATAAAGGCATCAAAATAGAGAGCCGGCTAAAAAAGTACCTGTATACGATTCGCGCCCTGGGATTTGCGCGCGACAAAGAGAACGATGCGATTGAAATAATCGACAACAAAATCAACCTCACAAGAATGGACGCGGGATGCTGAATACTAAAATAGATCTGGAACATCAAAAAAAATTCAACAAAGTCTGGCAAAACGGCAATTATCGCCAAGGATCGACCGCACAGCGGATGTCCGCGCGCATTATGCAATTGATTCCCGACGGAGTGACAATCAATGATTACGGCTGCGGGACCGGCCGGGCGGAAGTCGAATTATTAAAAACTCGCAATTATAAAATCAACATGATCGACATCGCCGAAAACGCACTGGAAGACGAGGCGAAGGCCATCCTTAATAAATCTGATTCTCCTCTGTCTTTTATTATGGCCGATCTGTCCGATCTGGCCGCAGTCCCTCATGCCGAGTGGGGAATGTGCATCAATGTGCTGATGACCGTGCAACCGGGACGGCTGGATGCCATTCTGAGCGAAATACGAAGGACCTGCGATAATCTTATTTTTGAAGCCTACGATTTTTCTGACAAGCGGCTCGGCTGGGAGATGACCACCGTCAAAAAAAACCGGGATCAATGGCAGGCCGTTCTGAAGCAGCACTGGGACGCCGTGCAGTATGAGCCGAGCCCGGAATCTGGCCAGCGCTACATTTTTGTTTGCTCCTCCGTTCGGCAGCAAAAGCCTGTATTGCACACCACCAGCAAGGAAAATAACATCCAGCGGCTGCAAAACAAGTATGCCGGGCATACCTGCTATATCGTCGGCCGCGGCGCATCCCTGCTGGACATTGACAGGGAACATTTCGGCGCAGGGCCGGTAATCGTCATCAATGAAGCCATTTACAACATTGCCGCCCTGGAGCTAAAAAACGACATCTATTCGCAATGGCGCAACGGCGATCTGCCGCCCGATGTTCGCCGGCACCTGAAAACGGGCGATGCCCTGATTCTGTTTGAGAATCCGGTGCCGCAATATATATCGACAGCAGATCAATACCTGGATTACAGCCCGCTTTATATGGTCGAATGCCGCCGCGATTTGAACCGTGCGCCGCAGGATATGTTTTCCCATGCCGCCGCCTTCGAGATCGCCGTAAAAATATTCGGCTGCAACCGGCTGGTCATGATCGGTTTCGATTCCTACCGGCACGATGACCGCACCGTCCTGAAAAATAGCTTTGTCCAGAGCGAATACCGCCCGGGCGATTATAGCGAGCAGGTGAAAATCATCATGAACCGCCTGGCCGACATGCCGCAAATCACTGCGGAATGGTTTTTCCCGGCGCCGAAAAGCAAAAAACTGAACATCGGCTGCGGCGATGTACCCGTTAAGGGATACATCAACATCGACCTGCATGTTGCCGCGGCGGACGTCCGTATGGACGCACTGCATCTCGACTACGCTGACGGCACGATCGCGGAGATATTCAGCTCCCATCTGCTCGAACATTTCGGCAAGAGGGACGTGCCGCGGGCATTAAAAGAATGGCACCGGGTGCTGCAATACCGGGGCCGCCTGTCCATGAACCTGCCGAATCTGGAATGGTGCCTGAAAAACTGGCTGTCCTTGCCCGAAAAGGACAAATACGGTCTGGCCCTGGACATGATCTACGGCCTGCAAACTAACGACGGCGAATACCACAAAACCGGCTTTACCTGCGCCCGGCTGGAAAAACTGCTGGCCGACGCCGGATACAGCGATGTCACCATCGCCGATATCTGGTCTCATGAACAATCCTGCTTTCAGATTAACTGCCGAAAAAATTACAAGGTTACCGCCATTACGCTGACCGGCGACCGCCCTGAGGCGTTTTCTCTATGCCGCCGATGGATGGAGCACCAGACGCGCCGCCCGGATCAGTGGATTGTCGTCGATGATGGCCAAACTCCGCTTGCCGATCAGCCCGGATGCTACATCCGCCGGGAGCCGCAGCCGGCAGATCCCGCGCACACCATGCTGCTCAATATGGGCATTGCCCTTGAGCGTGTCGAGGGAGACGTCGTTCTGATCATGGAGGACGACGAATACTACGCCCCGGGATATATCGCGGCCATGGTCGAACGTCTGGCCCGCCATGAGGTCGTCGGCATCGGCCGGTCCAAATATTACAACGTGCAAAACGGCAGTTATCTCAAAGATTGCAACATGGACAATGCCAGCCTGGCGCAGACCGCGTTCCGCAGCAGCTTTATCCCTGAATTTAAAGCGCTGCTGGCCGGCGACCAGTATATCGACATGCGCCTATGGAAACTGGTCGGC